ATTATAAGCATAAGCCGCAGCAATAGAGCCAACGTTATTAAGATAGGTTAAGGAGCTGCTTTGCCACCAGCCGCCGCTTACTGGATCTCGTACCCAGACGGGAGTAATAGCCTGCACTGCTATTTCTACTACAAAGCTAGTAATAGCGCCAGCGGGGCCCGTAGCTATTGGGCCGATAAAATCCAAGGTTAAACTAGTAGGCACGCCAAAGGTAGCAATACCCTGCTCCTTGTAAGCCGTGTAAAGATATTGGGGTACTGTGCTCTGGCTGTTCCAGTTATAACCGCTATAAACGTAGTAGAGGCTCGGGTTTGCAGCAGAGAGGCCGTAAACTTTATAGGCTAAACGGTGGTAGCTTCTAGCGGGTGGCTTTACGCTTTCTACATTAATTTGAACCCTAAAGTTATAATCTTGAGGCGGGCGGTCAAACTCTAAAGAAAGTGGGGGGTCTGTGAAATTGGCCTTTTTGATATACGCCCCGTTTGCTTTAATGTAGTTATTCTCCGCAAGTCTAAAGGGAGGCTGGTAATAAAGCGAAGGCTTGGCGGCCCATTGCGGGCGCTCGTCAGCTCCTAGGCTAACTGCGTGGCTTATAGTGCTAGTGCCGTTATACGTTTGCCCTTTTGTATACTTGTGAAAAACAAGCGTAGAGCTTAAGTAGCTAGGCGCCTGAGTAATGTAAAAGGCTCCGTCTGTGTGGTGTATTCTAGCCCCGAAGCCGTTAAGTATAATTTCTAAAGCCTGCTTAGCATTAACCCAAGAAAGCTCAAAGCCGCCGAATACGTCTAAATTGTCTACAAAGGCAAGCTGGTTAAGCCAAAATGTTGCGAGCTTCTGGCTGCTTACGCTCTGAGTAGCCGTCTCGTATTGCTCTAGGCCGTCAAATATGTAGTTATCTGTCGAGCTAAAATAGTCAGTCAAGCCGCTAAGCTCTAAGCAGTTTGTAAGTACGTCTAATGCGCTAGCGTGGTCGTCTGTGAACCAGGCGGGATCCACGTAAAAGCCCTCGATAAGATTAAGGGCGTCAACTGCCGCCACTTCGATAACAAGCTTACCCTCAACAGCTCCACGTTCAAAGCGCATCTGGTCGGCTAGAACTCGTCCAACAAAATAAAGAGCCGTATTTTTATAAAGCTTTATAACGTATGTACCCTCTGGGTCTGTCGCTATGCCTTCAAAGGCGCTTAGGTCTGTATTATTTTTTACTACAAAAAACGCGCTACAACGGCTAGCCCTTATAGGGTTATCAAAAAAAGTATCGCTTTCGCCCTGGCGCTCTATTGTAAAGCCTGGCGTTGCTGCCATTAGTTCCTCTGTGCCGCTTAATAATCTTAGAGAAGTTAAAAGCCCCTCTTCGTCCTCGATATAACCGCCGTCAGCTATTACCCGCTGCTTGTATGCGTTAAACGCTTGTAAAGGGCTCGTGCCCGTTGCGTCGCTCCAAAGCTCTACCTCGTAATTGTTTAGGGCTATGCTCTGAAAACGGGTATAATATAAAACGGCCATAGTGCGAAATTAACCTCTAGCTTTGTCTTTTTCGTAACGGTTAACTGCTAGCCACAAGTCGCGGCCGTCGAATTTAGTTTGTGCTACAAAGTTGCCGCCTTGCCCTGTGTTGATCATTGACTGCAATTTATCAAGGGGAGCAATTACCTCGGGGTTCGTTCTAGCGCCTGGGTATTCGCCCATTAAGCCTAAAGTCGGGCCGCTTACTATACCTCCGTCTGCAAAGGCTGAAACGTTCTCGCCCTTTGCCATAGTAGACTTAACGAGCGCAGAAGCGGCTAAAAGTCCAATACCTGCGGCTAAGGCTATTGCGGGGTTTAAGCTCTTTAAACTTTCTTTAAAGGCGTCAATAGCAATAGCTTGAGCGATAAGCGCTTTACCGAACGTGCTTAAAAAGTTAGCCATTGAGTTAGCAAAGGCCTGCATAAAAGTAGTAAAAGCGTCGGCTTTGCCTGCTATTGTTTCGCCCATCATAGTTCCAAAGGCGCTAGCCATATCGGCAGCCATTGAGTTTAATGCTTGAGTGGCTTGTTCGGCGGCTATCGTCATTTTATCAGCGAAGCTCTCGGTTTGCTTTACTCGCATCCCCAAGATAAGCCCATACTGGTAAGTATTCTTTCTAAACTGCTCGATAGAGTCTAGATCCAAGTTTACAGCCTCTTGGTTCTGCGTGGCCATGTCCATAAAGGAGCCAACGCCTGGTAAAACGTCTGGGGCTTTTACTCCTGGCTCTGTTACAGAAGCAGGGGCAAAGGTTGAAATCGTTATCTCTGGCGGCGCTTTGCGTTCGAAGTACTTATTGGCCCATTCGGTGTACCCTATCTGCAACCTAGCAAGCTCCTCGTACATTGAGCGCTGTAAGTTTGCAACCTCTTTAACGTACTTTTTATAATTCTCTATGGCTTTCTTTTGCCGCTCTCTTTGCTTTTCTGCTTGCTCTTCTGCTATTTTATCATCTTCGGCTGCGGCTTGTCTTACAAACTCTGCTTGTTGTTCGTATAGGTCTTGAGCGCTTTTATTTGCATCTTTACGCTCTTTTATAAGCTTTTGGAACAAAGCAAACTGCTCGTTAAACGCTTTCTCTCTTTGGGCTTGTAGTTTCTCCTCTGCTGCACCTTCTACCCTGAGCTGGTGCATGGTTTGCTCGTGTTTATATTGAAGAGCTCCTAGCTGGTTATCTTCTATAACCTTGCTAAGTTCGTCTAGCTTGTCGGTAGTCTTTTCGGTTTCATCTCCAAGGCTTACCATTTTTTCAACTAGGAAGCCAAGAGCTACAACCGCAATACCAATACCAGAGGCCAATAACGCTATTCTAAAGGCTTTCATTGCGCCCGTAGAAGTACCTACTGCAATGGCGTAGCCTTTTTGAACAACAGTAGCCGCGGCTGTGTAAATCTCGTTTTGCCTTTGTGATAAGTTGTAAAGAGCAACAGCGGCAGAGGCTAAAGCCATAGTAACCTGTACGCCTCGCATTACTTTGCCTAGCTTGTCATTATTGCCGCTAAGCAAAAGCGTAGCCATAGAAGCGGCGTTAACCGCACGGCTAACGGCCTCCATTGCTTGGGTGTTTTGCTCAGCCCTTCGGCTGCCCTCTTGTACTGTTTGATTAAGATTAGCCTGCCCGTCTTGGAAGTTTTTTATTTCCTTATCGGTATCTCGAATAGAAGCTTTTAACCTTAATATTCTCGCTTGTAATTTGTCTTGCGTCTCTATATCCCATTTAGCCGTATTTGCAAGCTTTTGCTGCATACGGTCTAACTCGTTTTTCATGCCTACCAGGTCGCTTCTGGTTTGCTTGATACTTTCGCTAAATGCCCTGCGTTTTGCTACAAGGCTTTGGCCGCCCATGGCCTCCTCTAAGGCTTTTTGAGAGGCAAAAGCGTAGGTTTTTATTTTATCCGTACCACCGCGAACAATGTTAACGGCGTCGGCCATGCCCTTCTTGAGCTTCTCGGCGTCCGCTGTTATCTTTACGTTTAAATCTAAATTGCCTGCCATTATACCGAGTAGCTAACTATGTAATCTTGGGAAACTTGAAAAATACCGTCAAAGTCTGCGGCGTTATCGCTAAACTCCTGCTCATTGTCAAACTCGATATAAAACACGTTTACCCCGTTGTAAGTGCCTGGGGTAACTACATTAAGAGCAGAGCGCACAGCGTCAGCCAAAGTGCTAGCGCCTTCGTAAGTTGTAGCAAGGCAATCGATCTGCACCCGTGTAAAATCTAGGCGGCTATTGCTGTCTTTTGTTGGCGTCGCGTTTATGTTTACCTCTGAATAAACAACAGCAGGAAAGGCCGAGCCTTGGGGTAATAATACTGGGCTTATTCGGTTTGAAACCAAAGCGCTAACGCCCGCACTATTGGCGAGTATGTTATAAATTACTTTAGCGGCTCTCATTTGTCGGGGGTTAGCTTGTCAAATATAGCCTTATTTGCCTCTATTACTTGCTTAACACTTGCCGCAATTTTACGCTCCCAGGGGAAGGTTATAAGATCTTTAGGTTGCATCTTACGCTTAGAGTAAGGCATAACAACAAACAAAGCGAGCCACCTAGTGCGCTCCCACTCATTTCGGTACTGCTGTTGCTGGGCATCTCTTAGCCCCTTTAACCGAAGCATAAAGTAACGCGGCGTAATCTCTTCAAACTCGGCCTCACTTAGTAGCATTTCGCCGTAAGCAATAGCCTTAAGCTTGTCAAAAGTTAGCGGCTGCCGCTCGCCGCTTTCTAGTTTCCCTCTGAGCCCTCTACGGCTTGCTCTGCATCTACTGCAAAGAACTTGCTTACAGCCTCAGTAAAGGCGTTAAGAGCTGGGCTAACTTCACTCAAGGCGGTAACGTCCTCGGCTAATTCTTCAGCGTCCTTATACGGGCATTTTTCGCCGATCTTCTTATAACCTGCCTGGATTCCGTAAAAAGCACAAAGGCGGGCAAAGCTTAGCGTCTTAGCTAATCCCTGCCCGCTCTGCGCGAGTTGGTCGAAGTCTTGAACGTCAGCGCCTTGCATTACGCGCTCTATTGCCACCATGTTAAAGAAAAGAGGGTGCTTTTTATCCCCTATTTGTATCTCTTGCATGGTGCAATTATACGCAAAAAGGCGCTAATTGTTATACGGTTCCAACAGTCAAAGCACCAGTTCCCTGCAAAGAAGCTGAAAAGGTGGTAGCGTCGTTGTTGGGAGCGCTCATAGTCAAGTTAGAAAAGAAGGCGCTGCCGCTCAACTTAATGTCGCCGCTTACCTGAGAGGTCATAGCTACGGTAACACTAGTACCAGCTACCAAGTCGGTGATAATGTCCTTCCAGCTAATACCAGTTACGCCGCCGTCTTCTTCAAAAATACCTTCACAGCTCAAAGTCCAGCCAGCCTCGCCAGCCAAAAACTCCTTATAGCCGCCGCTATCTTTGTTGGTTACGTCGATCATATCTTTAGTAATGTCGAAGTCGTTAGAGGTTGCGTTTGCAATTTTCGTCAAGGTTCCCGCTACGTCTTTGTAGATCGCAATAAGGGTACCATTTACAAGTCCTGAAGTTGCCATTTTATTTTACTTTTTAATTTGTTGCTCGATTAGTTTAAATACGCCTTTCTCTATCTGCGCTTTTACTGCTTCTAGATTTTGAGACAAAGCGTAGCCCATAAAGTTATTACCTGGTATAATGGTTACCCCGCCGTCATATCGTTGTATTTTAAAGCCTTTGCCAACTAGGTAAGCGTGCTGGCCTTTCCAGCCTCCGTAAGTGCGAGGGCCTATTAAAACCATGTTTTTATAACGTCTATTTCGCTCAATAAAACCAATAGAAGTTCGTAGGTTGCCCGTGCGGCTGTTTGCCCGACTCTGTGCGCTTGTTACTATTGGCTCAGCTGCTTTTCTCATTATAGAGTAAATCTGGGCCTCTTGCGAAGTCGTTACTTGCTTAAACTTTCGGGCGATATTTTTAAAGCCTTCTACCACTTTTTAGCTTGTTAATTCAGTCTGCAAGTTAGCGTACATACGCCGCTCCTTTTCTGCTATGTTTAGAATGTTGTAATAATTGCCGCCCCAGCTTATGCGCATTTTAGTATTAAGGCCGCTCACGTAGCGAATGATAAAATTTACCTTAGTCTTATGCTCTCTGCGATCTGCGTTAACTGGCTCCTGGCCGAAGTCGCTCTCTTTAACTTGAGCCCATACTTGCGCAAACTCAGCCCAAGACTGGACCCGCTCGCCCGTGTTAGAGCTTACGCTTTCGGTATAGCTCTCTATGCTTATAAGCTCGTCAAAGCGCCCGCTGTCCATTATACGAATACCTCCAAGCGATAGGGGTCTAACATGTATTTTAAGCCAAAGTCTAAGGGCTTCATTCCAGAGCTTGAGGTAACGCTCGAGCGGTTGTCATAATACTGGCCTACTAGCAAAAGCGCAGCGTGTTTAACGCTTAAGGGCAACTTATTCCCTAAGTCAGTTGTGGCGCTAGTCAGCTCGAAACCCTCGATGCACTCTACTAAGTATCTAGTGCGGTCGTCAGTTAAAGAGCTAGGCGCAGAGTTAAAGAAAATATCGCGGCCGTAGTTTCCCAAAGGGTCAGGGGCGCTGATCCAGTCGGCGGCGTCGAACTCGGTAAGAGCGTTGGACTCGTTAATGTAATAAACGTGTTCTAAGCTAAGAACTCGGCTCGGTATGCGCAAGTAATTGCCGCTAGGCGTTTGGAGGCCGTTAACGGGGTTTATTAAGCTAGGAAGGCCTACAAAGCCATCAAAGCCGTAACGAACTGTCGACTTAATTACATTGTAACCTAGATACTGCCCGCAAGCGTCAAAAGCCATGCCGATAAGCCCAGCAATATAGCTGTCGTCGCTTGAGCTTGTTACGCGCAGGTGAGACTTAGCCTCTGATAAGGTTAAGTAATCGGTAGCTGCGTTAGCCTGGCTTATAATACGCTTACCCGTTAGCATCTTTATTTTTTCTTAATCGTTTTGGGCTTTTCTGCCTTTTCTGCCTTTTCTGCTACTTCCTCAGCTACAACCTCGCAAGCTCCTGCCTCAATCAAAAGCTCTGCCTGCTTGGCGTCAAGTTCGGCAACGTCTCCAGGGCCGTAGCTCAGGTTAAACTTACCGCTTGCGTTTATCAAAAATTTAACTTTCATTTTTTAAGTGGCTCCTGGGGGCGAGAGTTAACCACCCCCAGGCTCTAGGTTTAAGCCCCTAGCGGCTTGTTAGAGTAATTAGGCGTCGATGTCCTTACATACTGCGAAGGCAGTAGGTTGGAGCAAGTTAACGTCCATGTAAGAGTTAAGAACTACGTTTGTCAAGCCAGCAGTAGCACCGCTATAAGGGTCAACCGTCAACTCCATACCACCCCAAGAAGCAATAGCCATTTTAGAGAAGTCTCCAAAAATCATAGCGCTCAAGTCAGAGGCAGAGCCTTTAGACAAGTTAGAGGGGCACAAAGTAGTAAAGGCAGCCTGGTAGCCGTTCAACTCGTTAGCGCCTGAAGGCATAATAAAGTTACCCTCTACGCCTGAAGACTGGCGGGGAGTAGTTTGCAAAGCAGCTTTAACCAAGGGGTTAGTCAAGTAGGCAACACCCTCGCCGTTAGCGTTTTCTACGGCTTTCATTAAGTTGATAACGTCAGCCCAAACAACGGCAGCACCGTTAGCGTTGGTAGCGTTAGAAGCAGCTCCACCAGCGTAAGTAACGTTTACAGAACCGTTGGCAATAATACCAGTAGGCTCGTTAGATCCACCGCCTTTAATAGCAGCAGTTTCCAAAGACTGAGCCATAGCTTGCAACAGCCAGTTGCGCACATAGGCGTCAATGCTGTTTGAGCTCTGAAGCATCAACTGGTTAGAAACCTGAATGTAAGCGGCCAAACGCTTGGGAGAGAAAGAAACTTTACCGAAGGCGGGGCTCTTTTCAGTAGCGGTACCGTTTTCGGTATTCCACCCACCAGAGGGCAAAGTAGAAGCTTGGGGCAAGTCCAAGTTACCTACCAAGCCGTTCAACTGCTGTACACCCAAACCGCGAAGAACGGTCTTAGGCAACAACACGTCGATAATACCACCCACTTCGGTAGCGATGTTGTAGCCACCCTCAGAACCTGCGGGGCTTCCACCCGTTGCGGTCATGTCGCGCTTGAAAACGTCAGAAGGGATCAAAACAGAGTGAGCAGCAACGCTAACACCGCTGCGCTGGAACTCGTCGGCAGCTTTAGCGCTCAATTCAGCTTCTACGCCATCTTTGCGGCCAGTGGCAGCCATTTGCAAGGCACGCTTAAAGCTAAACTTCTCGCTCATTTTGTTAACTTCTTTCTGCTCAGAGTAAGAAGAGGCTCCAGCCAAGTTAGCAGCTTCAGCAGCGCGAGCTTGCAATTTCTCGAGCTTCTCGACTTCTACCTTAATAGAATCAAGGCGGGCGTCAATCTCGTCCAAGCGGGCGCTCTCGCTGTCGCTCATGCTACGGGCTTCTTTTTCGATGTTGTTTTGCAGAGTCTGCAACTCGCCAATCAAGCGGCCGCGCTCTTCTTTCAATGCTTTAATTTTGTTCATTGTATTAAGTGTTT